CCCTTATGGGCTTATCAACGCACCCAAAGATTTTAAATTTGTACCCTCGGAGCAAAGATGACCGTATCCTTATACAACTGTGGCCACTGCGGTAGACCGCAGATCGTGGGTAGCCCTTGCGCATGCTGGACTCCCGGAGATGAACTGACCTCCATTGAGAAACTTGGCATTGCAGTCAGTGACTTTATCGGGGAGCATAACCTTATGTGGTCGGATGCTTTGGTATTGGCTTGGCAAGAGGCTGAAGCTGACTACATAGATGAAATAAACAATGCGATTAACCAAGGAAGGGGGCTGTGATGACGTGGCCTTTCCCGCCCTTCCCAATGCCACCGCAAGCACCTATTAAAGAAAGCAAGCCTGCGCCGTTTAACCCTGATAACTATAAGGACGCGCCGTGGTAACTAAAGACGAAACATTGAAGTTGGCGCTTGAGGCGTTGACGTACATCCATGCGGAAACAAGCACAGAAGAAGATGTGCTTATTGACGAAGCAATCACCGCAATCAAAGAAGCCCTAGCACAACCAGCGCAGGAGCCTGTGGCGTGGGGTGTATTTGAGGGAAACTTGCACGACCTATTCTTGACGCAAGCGGAAGCGCAGGAGATGGCGGAACTGAAAGGTAGCCATGCAAAAGTGCAACCCCTCTACACCACCCCGCCCCAGCGCCCGTGGGTAGGGCTGACGGGTGAGGAGACCATTGATCTTGCTGTAAAAGTCGGCGCACGGTTAGACCTGCCGCACGCAACAAAAATGCAGCTACAACAACAATTCATTGATGCTTTGCGTAAGCCTGACAGTCTGTGGATGCTTTTTGCCCGAGACATCGAAGCCAAACTCAAGGAGAAGAATACATGAACGAACGAGACATTGAACTTGCAGCGGAAGCTGAGGCATATGCCGACTACAACTTCAAAGGCGAGGTTTATTGGCGCGAAGCGTATGAGTCAAAACTCATTGACCTCATCCGCGCTGATGAGCGTGAGAAATTCTGCGCCGTGCTACGTCAGTTGCACGATTCTTACGCTTTGGCAAGTAGCAACAAAGGTTTTGATCCAAGGAAGAACACATGAAGCTACTTGCGCTGTGTTTATTTCTTGCTGGATGTGGGCCTAGTTGTGAACAACAAGGTGGGCATTTGGTACAGGATGGTTGGTACTATATTTACCAATGGATTGATGCAACTAAAGGCATCGGTTATATGCAACCATACCCAAATTATGTTTGCATAAAGGGGAACACATGACCGAGCAACGCTATCTCGCAGGGGGTCAGGAGTTTTACTACCCCCACGCCGGTGACCCAAAGCCGCCGGAGAACACCAAGCTGCTGCTGCTCACCACTGGTGGTATCTGCACGACCGGAATATGGAACAACAACTGGTGCCTTGGCTGGCTACCACTCCCAAAACGCAACATGAAAAAGGAAGATACGAAATGACTTTACTCAACGAACTGCAACAGCAAACCCTGCGCGACCTGAGCAACGTGCACCCGGGCAACACCTACGCCCAGGAGAACAAGGCGCTGGAGGCCTACCTCAAGGACCTGCGCGAGCAGTACCCCGAGTGCTTCCACCGCACCAAAGACGACCTGAGCACGCGGGTGTTCTTCGACGCGCCGACCTCTGGCCACCTGCCGCACGCGCGCAGCGTCCGCCCCCGTGACAAGTCGCCCTACCTCATAACACCGGCGAAAGGGTAACGGCATGGACAAACAGACCGCAGGCAACTACCAGATCGGTGGCGTGCACTACAAAGACAAGCCCGTGCAGCCATGGGACGCGATGGAGGCGTGGATGACCCCCGAGCAGTTCGAGGGCTACCTGCGCGGCAACGCCATCAAGTACCTCGCCCGCTACCCCGACAAAGACGGCCTCAAGGACGTGCAGAAGGCGCAGCACTACCTGGTGCGGCTGCAAGGCCTGCTCCAAAAGAGAGCCGCGCTATGAGCACGCGCATGACCGACCTGACGGGCATTGAGCTGGCCGTCTACGCGGCCGGTAGCCAGGCCAAGCTGGCCGACCTGCTGGGTTGCAGCCAGCAGAACGTCAGCGCCTGGCTGCGCAGGGGCTATGCCCCCGCAGAGCGCGTGGTGGAGATCGAACAGGCCACGGGCGTGGACCGCAAGCTGCTGGTCAACCCCCGGCTCGTGGACCTGCTGACCCCGCCCGAGGCCTTCTGATAGACTCCACGACGAGACTAGGGCAGCGCGCCCGAAAAGTTGGCTCCTTTACCAGCCTGTCTCTCCTCTCATTAAAGGTTTTGCAAAGGCAAAAACATGACCAAACTATTTAAAACCGTAGCGATAGCAATGGAGGCTATGGACGGCCATCACGACTCCGATTATTTTCGCCCGGTGTGCCCTAAGTGCGAGGGCACGTACATGCACCAGGGTGCGGCATACCTTTTCACTAGGGATGCTGAAAGTTCAGAAACCGGAACCTTGGTCACATCCGACGGTTTTCGCACCACAACAGACTCAAAGGCTGATATGGCAAATAACCCCAGCCGACGCCGTGACGGGATAGCCATCGGTATGGACTGCGAGACGTGCGGCCCTGTTGGCCGCCTTACGGTTTACCAGCACAAGGGGGAAACCCTGATCGGCTGGCAGCAATAATGGCTGCCATGCAAAACAATTCAGGCCCGGGGCGGCCACCCATCGCCCTTGTATTCAACGCCGACAATATTCCCCAGCAGCTCAAGGCCCAGCGCCGGTGGGCGCCTTGGAAGGCCGTTTGGAATGCCGAGAAGTCAAAGTGGGAGAAGGTGCCTTACCAGACCAACGGATACGGACTGTCAAGCGCCAAGCCAGAGAAGTGGTACTCCTTTGACACCGCCGTTGCCGCATTCAAAGCCCACCCAGATCTGTACGCGGGCGTGGGCTTTGTGCTTACCGGCCTCACCGACTTCTTGGGCATTGACCTCGACAAGTGCGTCACCGATGGCGTGATTGCCCCGTGGGCGCAGGAGGTAATCAACTCGGTGGGCAGCTATACCGAGTTCAGCCCCAGCGGCAACGGCCTGCGCATCCTGGCCAACGGCTCAACGCCGGAGGACCTGGCCAACATTGCCGTGGGCATTGAGATGTACAGCGGCCACACCGCGCGGTTTCTCACCATTACCGGCGACGCCATAAACAACGTGCCCGTGGCCACCGCAGACCCCGCCGTGGTGGGTGACCTATACCGCCAGTATTACGTGGCGCGCAAGGCGCAGGACAACGTCATCTCGCTGATCGTCCCCGAGCTGATTCACGAGCTGGCGCTGCCCGACGTGGCCGACATGGACGTGCCCCAACACATCCGCAACTTCCTCGCCGACGGCACCAATGAGAGCGGCGACGGCTCGGGGATGCTCCATGCCACCGGTGTGGCGCTGTACGCCGCTGGATACAGCGACGCAGAGGTGCTATCCATCATGGCCAACAGCGATGCGGCCTTTGACATTGCCCTTAACCACCGGCGTCAGGATGGCGATCGGGCGCTGTACTACCTGTGGGTCGAGCACTGCCAGAAAGCCAAGCCCAAGGCCACCACCAAGGCCCAGATCCTCGATGACTTTGAGGATCTGTCCGAGACCATTGAGGTGGTCGAGGCAAAAAAGGTCGCGGCGGTCCATGAGGAACGCTTTGCCCTCAAGACCGCCGAGGAGTTTGCAAAGCGGCAGAAGTCGAGCTGGATTGTCAAGGGCTTGGTGCCCAACGCCAACCTGGGCGTGATATACGGCGCCAGCGGCTCCGGCAAGAGCTTCTTCGTGCTGGACCTGATGGCCGCCGTGTCACGCGCTGTCACCGCCCAGCAGCTCGCGCAGGCACTGGCCGACGGCCACGACGTCCGGCACAGCACCTGGCGCGGCCTGAAGGTGTCGGGCGCCAAGGTGTGCTGGATCGCGGCAGAGGGCCAGGAGGACATGCGCAAGCGCGTGCAGGCCTACGCTCTCGCCAATAACGTGCCACTGGCCGACCTGCCCATGCAGTTCATCGACGTGGCGCCCAACTTCTTGGAGACGGCCGACGTCAAGGCCGTGATCAAGCAGATGCGCCTCAAGGGGCACTTTGACATCGTGGTGGTGGACACACTGGCCCAGGTCATGGCCGGGGGCAACGAGAACAGCGGCGAGGACATGGGCAAGGTGCTGTCCTACTGCCGTGAGATCACCCGGCTCACGGGCGCCATGGTCATCCTGATCCACCATAGCGGCAAAGACGAGAGTCGGGGCGCCCGTGGCTGGTCAGGGCTCAGGGCGGCCTGCGACTTTGAGTTTGAGATCATCCGGGCCGATGAGGACCGTGTGGCCACGGTCACCAAAATGAAGGGCGGGGCTGACGGCGCAGAGTACGGTTTTCGATTGCAGACCGTGGTGGTCGGCAAGGATGAGGACGGCGACGATGAGACCACCTGCGTGGTGTCGTACACCGACAGCACGAGGGCGTCAGTGGCCGTCACGCAGGGTCCAAAGGGCGACAACAACAACCTGGTCCTAGAGACGGCTACAACCCTTCTAACGCTCAGTTCGGGGCCCCTAACCATCAACGAATTGATCACGGCGGCCATAAGCAAGATGGACCGGGGCAACCCAGATGCACGCGATACACGCTCCCAGACCGCTCGGCGCAGCTTGAAAACGCTTGTTGAGCAGGGTTTTCTGGCCCAGACTGCCCAAGGCCACGTGACGTTGCCCGATGGCAAGAATGTGTAATTAAATGCAAACTTGCAAAGAAATGCGTAAAAAATGGTGCAACAGATGCAACAACACTGCAACAGTTGCATCCCGTTGCTCGTTGCAAATGCAACAGATGCAACACACCCCTTTAGGGGGTGTTGCTTGTTGCAAGGCCTGATGCGTTGTTTTTGATGTTTGTCTGCAAAAAACAACAGAATAAAAAATATTTTTGTTCGGGTGGAAATTACAACAAAACCCTTGTACACTTCCCCCATCGCAACGTCGCGATGACACACATACACTGGAGTTGATCATGAACGCAAACGACATCGCCTTGACCCAAGTAGACAACCTGGGCTTCCTGCTGGCCCAGATCAAAGAGCTGACCGAAAAGGCAGACGCCATCAAGGACGCGATCAAAGACGTTGCGGTGCAAACCGACGGCGTAAAAAAGTTTGAGGGTAATTTGTTCACCGCGACCGTGGTGGAAGCTGACCGCAAGGTCACTGATTGGAAGGCCATTGCCAAGGTGTGCAACATCCCGATGGACGTCATCATCGAGCACACGACCATCACCGCCGTTTTTTCGGTGAAGACCACCTCCCGCTAACCAACCCGCCCCCTCGGGGGCATTTTTTAGGAGACGACCATGCAGACAGTGACAATCGGAAAAGCACGCTACACCATCAGCGAAGAACGCGTTGATTTTATGGAGCAAGCGCTCAAGTGCACCGGCAAGCACAAGCCGGTGAAGGCCAAGGGCGGGGTGTCCCGCAATTACCCGCGCTATGGTGCACAGTGCAGCACGGCGGAGTACGTCCGCCAGTACCACATCGCCAATGCCGCGGTGTACACCGCCACAGACGGTAAGGGCAAGATTTATGGGCATGAAGCCTACGTAAAGTCCATAGACGACTTTTTCCAGCCCATGAGCACGGGCATCACGGTGCCTGAGGGCGTAGACAGCATGGAGATGGAAGCATGAGCACAGACACCAAAACCCCCGCCAAACGGGCTAAAACGGCCGTTTCTGAGCCCGTGGCCGAGTACCGCATGCCCACAGAGGTCGCGGACTGGATCAAGCGCGCAGAGGCCCGTATCACGTTCATGACGACCCAAATCGAGGACCTGAAGGACGCCAATGCGAAGCTGCGCAGGGCGAACAAGGTAATGGAGCAAAGAGTCATGGGTCAATCACAGGAGTAAAAAAAAATGAAAGTAGTAGCGTATGGCGGTGGAACTAACAGCACGGCAATGTTAGTTTGGATGTATGAACAAAAAATTAAACCTGATTTAATAATTTTTGCAGATACTGGCGGAGAAAAACCACACACGTATGATCACATAAAAAAAGTTAATGCTTGGTGTCATGCTGTAAGTTTTCCAGAAATTATTATTACTAAAAAACGAGGAAAAATATATGTAGGAGAAACTTTAGAAGAAAATTGTTTGCGTAAAAAAATGCTTCCAAGTATTGCATATGGATATAAATCTTGTAGTCTTAAATATAAAGTTCAACCACAGGATATGTATTGCAACAACAATGCCGATTGTAAAAAAGTATGGATTTCAGGGGGTAAAGTACAAAAATATATTGGGTATGATGCGGATGAAGAACGTCGAGCAAAAATTAAATCTGATGACAAATATGAATACAAATATCCATTAATAGAAACTGAATGGGGAAGAGAAGAATGCGTTGAAGCAATAAAACGCCAAGGATTACCCCAACCTGGAAAATCCGCATGTTTTTTCTGCCCCTCATCAAAAAAATCAGAAATTATTGCATTAAAAGACCAATACCCAGATTTATTGGAACGAGCGTTAAAAATGGAAAAACAAGCCGAACTCACTAGCGTAAAAGGTTTGGGCCGTAATTTTAGTTGGCAAGATTTTTTAAATAAAAAAGAAAATTCACATGTTTTTAGTGATGTAGGAAAAGAAAGTGTTTGCGGTTGTTACGACGGCGATGATTAACACAAATAGGAGTAAGACATGGAAAAAGAATTAAGCCCCCTCGCCCGGCAACTGCTGGGCGCCAACAACCACGTGAAATTTTTCACCCAGCAGGAGTTCGACCAGGCACTGGCCTTGGCCAAGGCCGAGATGATGACCGTGGCCATCCAGACCACCAAGCACGCCATCGCCATTGAGAACGAGGCCTGCGCAGAGCTGGCCGAGCAGTGCGTGGACATTGAGAAGCTGGCCGACAAGATCCGGGCGCGCTGGAAGCGGCCTACGGAGCACTAGGGTAAACACCTAGAAAATAATTCTTGGATGCTGTAACTTGGAGTTACACTAACACCATCGCAACAACGCGATGACACACACACTGGAGATCATCATGACAAATACTGGCGAAACAAAAATTGAAGTAGTGACCATCACGCATAAGGGCAAAGATACGATTTGGGACGTGGTGGATGATCAAGTCAAAAAGGAACGCCGCGCATACCTGCGCGGGACTACCATGTTTTACGATATGCCAAAGTTTGAGGCGGGTTTATTGCT